GCGCTGGGAAGAACATCGACTTTGATGACAGGCGCCAGCGCTACGCCGAGCGCTACGGCTGCACTAGCAATGACAGTAACATCGCCCGCCGCAGCTGTTTCGGGGATAACAAAGGCTGCGCTTCCAGGATCGATTGGAGGCGCAATTCGCGTCTCCACCGTATACATCGGGTTGACCCAGAATCCCTGGGCAACATTGTTCGTCGGTCCTGGCCCACCCGAAAACGTCGTGCCGGGCCAGCCGATTTGAGCGTTGACGCCGACGCCAGTGCGAAAGGTCGGCATTACTCATCGTCCCAGCCGAAGTTGATGTCTGCAGGCTGAAAGATCGTCGCTATCGGCGTTACCAAGACGAGCCCTGCACCGGCCGGGATGAAAACTCCCGGCTCCTTGAAAAACCACATGACGCCGGAACCGATGACGGCGCCGAAGTTCCAACGCCGCAGGGAGCTCGTGGTCGATGATGTGCCGATCAGAGTCGGCTGCACCGTATAGGCGGCCAGATCGAGTATGGCACCCGATTGCGCAGCGGCTCCATAAAGCGAGTCATGCTCCCGTGCCGATGTGATCGAGCTACCAGCCGTCCCTCGAGCGGAGGCGCGGCGCAGAGCAATCGAACAAGCAGTACCGACCGTAATCGCTAGTTCGACGTACTTGCAGAAGATCCCCTTGGTTGCATGTGGATTCCAGAGGCAAGCGGCAGCGTGTTCGGCCGTCGCCGCCGTCGCGGCGCTTCTACCCGAGATCTGATGCGCCATCTAGCTCACCGTCCCTGCCGGAAGAGTCGAAACCACTGCGGCGACAACACCGACCGTGTAGCGCATAACGGCAGTGGTAGACGCGATGTAGAGCATGTCCGCATTTCCTAGCGAAAGTGCCTTGGCGGCTGCATCTGCGGCAGCATCCTCAGTAGGAGCTTCACCGCGCCAGATGCGCCCGACCGCGCGCTCGCCAGCAGAGGGTATGTCAGCGCCTTTCGTATCAAGAGAGAAGGCGATGTAATCGGCCATTGCTCAATCTCCATTCATGAGACGTGGAAAGGAAGACGAAGGACACCGGCATTCCAGCCTGCGGAAGACTTCTCCCAGCCACCGAGCAAAAGCACGTGATCTCCGCTGGGAAGCGATGGAAGAGTGAAGCTGCCGCTTGAGCCCGTATGATTCTCAAAGAGGACGAGTCCCTTAGAACCAGCATGGATGTTGGGGTCGATGTAAGCGAAGGCCCAAGTAGCTCCTTGGGCAAGCGAGTAGCTGACCGTCGAAGGAAGGCCACTCGTAGCCAAGCCATGCGCCGTCACCTTCGTCGTTAGGTTGACGTTCGTGTATCCCGGCCCCTCATACCAGCCCCGAGCCGTAACCGAGACTGGCGAGGGCGAAGTGTTCATCCAGACATTCCAAGCCCCGGACTGGTACTGCCTCTGCCCGAAAGGCGAAGTCGTGTCGGCCGTGAAGCGCCCTTCCGCCTTACCGACATAGGCACGCCAGCCGTCAACGCGCGCAGCTTCGATCGGAATCGCGCCCGCGTGGCGCTGGTCCTGCGTTGTAATCGGAACACCCAGGTAGTTCGGATCCCTGGGACAGCATCCAAGCGAACTCGTCGGCCCAACGAAGCCGGAGCGAACCTGGCGCGCCTTGCCGCCCTGGCCATTGTGGAACTGCGCTAGGTAAGGCCAGGAGTAACCACCACTAGCAGGAATGACGAGCCGTTCGCCCGTCGGGAAGGGGATCATCAGGTGAACGTGCGTGGACGTGAAGGGGAAGTCGCTTGCTGGCGCTGACAGACTCGTCTGTCCCTGAATCCACCAGCCCTGCGTTTCCTGACAAACACGAGGCTCAGGAAAGGTGAGCGAAGCTAATTCGGCTGGACAGCCGTAGGGCGCATAGGCCTGTGCTTGACTACCCGGCACAAACGCACATACCATAAAGAGCACCGCGAGGACGGCATAACGCATACACCGCCTATCGGATTAGGCTAGGTGGTGTCGATCTTGCAGACGCCCGTCGCGTCCCATTGAACGGTGAAGTTCGCGGCCGTGACAGACTGGGCGCCTAGGTCGAAGTAGCAAAGCAGGGGATCGGTAGTCGATGCGCCGGCGGTGTTTTCCCAGATAAGTGCGTAGCGGATGGAGGCGATGGTGGCCGTCGTCCAAACCGCATCCGCCGCGTCAAGCCTCTCCTCATCCGTTGCGGTGTCATAGACGGATGTCTTCGAAGCGAGCGTAACCCCGTTAGCTACGTAATTCGTGCCCGTGACTTCAGTCGCGCTCCAGTCGTTGAAGAAGTCGTCCACATCGACGTTGGGTGTCTGAGTCGCAGTGTGCAGGGAGCATTGGATCGTCCCCGAATCCCAGCTCGTATAGGTCGAGCCACTGAACTGCCGGTCCATATACAAACCGAACCACGGCATTAGGAAAACTCCTTGACCGAGACGATCTTCAGGTCATCGTCGTCGTAACGAGCCAAGTCGCGCTTGCGCCGCTCCATTTCCTTCTTCAACGCCTCACCCGTCAGGTTCTCCTCCATACGCGCAAAAGTGAGCGGGAAGCGAGCATGTCGTCTTGCCTGCGCCTCCAGCGCCAGGGCGCGGGCTTCCTGTGGATTGTCGGCCAGCAATTTCATATACTGATCGCCGCCCTTGGACTTGAAGTGGATGCGGTAGCGCTTCACCATCTCGCCTATCGGTAGACGCGGGCGGTCCCGGCATTGCGATTGGCGGGACCGCCCGCAGTCATCGTTACTTGGGTCGTCCTTCTGCGTCGAACTTGTCCGAGTCGGGAGGCGTGTGCGCTCCCGGCCCCGCAGCAAGCCCACTAAGCAGCTCAGCCGGCCTTGAACTCGCAAAAGGTGGCCGATCGGGGTTGAGCTGCGCCCCCGCCTCTGCCTCCAGCTCCGCGTTCCCAGGAGCGGGATGGAGCTTGGCATCTGCCGGGTTGACGAGCACTTCCTTCAGCTCGGCCTTGGACATGTCGTCGGCAGCCTTGACCTGTGCGTCCGCGCCCAACGGTCCGGGCGGAACTTCGATCTTGACTTCGTCCTTGTCTGCCATCTGTTTCGTTCCCTCCTTCCTAGGTAGCGGAGTGCTTGCCGGCGATGACGGCGGCGGCAAGAGTGACCCTGCCGTCGACGCGGTGGAATCCCCGGAACCCGACCTGGCCGTTCTCGGCGTAGAGCTCACCCAGCCTCTGCATGGAGAAACCGTCGACCTGGCGAATTGCATAGCCACGGTTGAAGTCTCCGAACAGAAGCGAGATCGTGGAGATAGCAGGAGCGGGGATGTCCGGGTGCGTGTAAATGGGATAGCCGAGGAACGTATCCGGACCCTCAGCAGCCAGGTTGACCGCCCACAGCGGGCGAAGCTGCGAGTCCTTGATCAAATACAGGTTTCTGGCCGACGTGTCGTTGACGAGCCAAGCAGCGTTCGTCCTGTACTGGTAGGGCAGCGAGAACACGAACGTCACCAAAGCGTCGTAGGTGAACGTGGTCGTGTTTCCGGCCGCTGCCGTGACCGTGGTCACGTTCGAGCTAGCACCACCGGCCACGATCATGCCCTGGGGCTGGCCGGTGCCAGTTCCGACGACGTAACCCGTCTCCTCGAGCACGGAAATCCGCTCCCCGAACTCGGTAGCGAGGAAACCGTCGAGCGGGAAAGCGGAGTCGGTCATCAGTTCTTCCGTCACCTTGATGATCGTTGCCGCCTTGAAGGCCGACAGCGTGATCTGCGCGAACGTCTCGTCCGAGAGCGTGTAGCCCGCAGACTCAGCCGTCCACGTAGCGACACCGTGCGCGGAGTTGACCGGGTAGAGCAGGTTGTCTCCGCTGGAGGTGTCGATCACCTTGGCCAGCGACTTCACAGATCCCTGGAACCTGAGAGCTCGCAGGATCTGGTTGTACATATCGGTCGGCACGAGGAAGCCACCGGCCGTGGTCGTGGTCTTGTTCAGGACGCGGTACTCCTCCACTTCCAGATCCGTCTCGCGAGGAGAGGTCAGCCAGTGGAAGAACGCCTGCCGGTATTCGGGTTCGTCGTGCTGGCGCAGGAATCCGTTGTTGGCACGGTATTCGGCCAGCGATTCGGGGGCCTTCTGACCAGCAGGCAAGAATTCGGTCACCCTCTCCTGCTCGAGATCCTTCTGCATCCCCGCGAGCCGAGAAGCCCGAGAAACACGTACCTCGAGCTCCTCAAACTCTGTAGCCATCTTGTCGAACGACTCTTGCTCCTCAGCCGTCAGATCGCGCTTGTCCTTCTCTGCGGCTTCGTTGAGGTCGAGCATCTGCTTGTGAAGCCTCTTGCGCTGCTCGCGCAAGTCGCGGATGTCGTCACTCCGCATCGTCTCCTCCTTCCAGGGTAATGGTCAACAGCTGAAGCCGTCGCTTCCTTGCTGCGAGCGCAGGAGCGCTCACCCCAGAAGTGGCCTCCTCGGAGCCTTCCAGCTCCGTGGCGGGTACCTCCTCCTCCTCGCCCTCTTCCCCACGCTGCGGGTACATGCCCGTGAGAAGTTGCTGCAAGGAGTCAGCCGCTTCGGGACGTGCCAGAGCCAGCGAGCGAAACTGTGCTTCCGTCGAGGCGTAGGCGGGGTCCCAAGTCGTGCAAACGTCGAGCAGGGCCTTGAAGCCCTTGATTATCCTGTGCGGCTTCGCGGCGCGGTATTCCCAGTCTGAGTTTTCGCGCCCGCAAATGTAGCCGTAAGACATGCCAGTAATGTCGCCCGTCTCGACAAGCGTCTTGATCCGACGAGAAAGATCTGTATCGGCAAGAGTCGCCTGCACGCGAAGACCGCGGGTCTCTTCGGTCAAGCGAACACGCCCTGACTTTGTCGTGCCGAGAAGCTGCGAGGGATCGTGCTCATGAACGAAGGGCACATTGGCGCCCGAAGCGAGAATCTTGCGAAAAGCGCCGTGCTTGATTTCCTCCGTAAAAACATCCATGTCGGTCTTTTCTCCGAAAACGGCCGCGTAGCCGTCAAAGAGAAGACCATCTCTGATCGATGTGACCTCGAGATCGGCAAAGGTCGCACTTCGCATCGAGGGCGCCTCGTCGATCGCGTTCTCCCAGCGCTTATCCATTGCCCTGCACCAACTGGAGCTGATTCGGATTTGGAGCAGCGGGAGCCACGGCAGCCTTCTTTTCAGGAGGCGGCGAGGGAAGGTTCTCCCTCGAGGCGATGTAGGCGGAATCGACCACGCCCATGTCCTTGAGCGTCTTCCAGTAAGCGGCTCGGGTCTTCATGTCCGCCCGCATCAGCCCCTCGAGCACGAACTCGCAGTACATGACGTTCCAGGGCAGAATCGCCGGATCAGAAGAGAGCGCCTTGGCGATCCGGTTCGTAAGCGGAGCGACTGCCTGAGTCGCGAACTGGATCTGGTTCGACTCCGTGGTGGCGTAGGTGAGGGAGTCACCCGAGCTCGCGTTGAGATAGGCGGCGGGAAGGTTGAAGAGGGTGGCAATATCGGCACGGGAAAGCTGCGCCCCTTCCACAAACTGCATGTCCTCCAGAGACATACCGACCGACTGCCAGGAAGCCCCTTCCTCGAGCACGGGAACCTTGTGGCGGTTTCCCGCACCCGTGTGGATGTCGCGGAAGGACTGGGCCAGGTTCTTGACGCCCTGTTCTCCTAGCCGACCGGGGTATTGGATGACGCCCGGAATCCGTGCGCCCTGGTTGTAGAACTCGGCCTCGAAACGAGCACGGGAAAGAGCCGTTCCCAGCGACTCGCGGCAATACTCGATCCGAGAACAGCCGGTAATCCCGTTGAGGGAGAAACCCATGATGTGCAGGACTTGCTCGGTCGTGTACACGTGGCGGCCGTCAATCGCGTCCTGGATAAAGCGCTTCTCGCGCCCGTTCCACTCGACCGTGATCTGGGAGGGGTCGAGAATCCACAACTGCTCGACCATGTCGAACTCATCGCGAGCCTTGAAGATGAAGGCATTGCCGCGCAGGAGAAGCGAAGCTGTGACCGTTGACCAGAAGGTATGCGCGGTCGTGTACTCGTTGGGCATGTCATGGAGCATTCGCCACGAGCGATGACCGGTCGCGGGAACGCGCTCGTCGTCGTCCATGATCCGAAAGACCTTGAGCGGCAGAGAGCCTACCGACTCGGAAATCTTCTCCACCGCGGAAAAGACAGCAGCAAGTCCCAGGGCCTTGGTCTCAGTGACGCGCTCACCCGACCACGAACTCTGAACGCCCAGAGACTCCAAGAGGCCCGCATCGGGGTAGGCGAGGCCAGAGGTGCGGTGCTCTTCCTCGCTTTTGCGCCGGAAAGGCCAGGCCATTAGCCCGCCTATCGCGCTAAATCGCTACTGCTTCGCGCTCCTCGTAGACAGAGGGCTGTGCGAGTGTCGCCCGCCAGACTGCCAGAGCAAGAGCCGGGACAGCGTCTATCGGCTTTCGGGGGTCGATCTTGCGTAGGCGTCGAATTTCTCGGGTTCGGTCGTCGCGATCCACCGTGCAGTTTCCCAAGTGCGCGGCGACGACGGAATCCCCCCGGTGTCGTAGTCGGCCCTCAAGTACCGCTGTATAAAGAGCCTGGTAAGCGTCCCTCGCATGTTTAGTCTGCGGCTCAACCGCAATGACAGCCTGGTTAGGCAGTCGTACATCCACAATCTCCATCGAACGTTCCAGGTAGCGCGGGTCATATGCGGTCTCCAGAGGATGGTATTTGTCGAATAGGTCTAGGAGGAAGGCTTCCACGTCTCCGAAATCGATCTTCGATCCATCATGGAATACGTGGTGAGGAGCATCTTTTCTGACCGAGAAGACCCGACAATCCACGTCGATGAAATCGTCCAGAGCGGTGGCCCAAGCAACCACCGTGGTGTCCCAGGTCCGAGAACCGTCAGCACCCAAGCAAACATACGCACCCTCCTTGATCTCGGCTCGAGCACAAGCCTCCCAGGCCGCTGAATCAATGAACAGCTCCGAGGCTTCCTGGGCCGCAATGTTGCAAGTAAAGCGAAGCCAGTGCGAGTCCGACATGGTCGGAGAAGCCTTCTTCTCGGCTAAAACCTTCTCCGTGATGAGACTAAACGGATTGGCTGTCTTGACCACACTCATGTCGTTTACGTCATCCGAGACCCTGAGCGCGTGTTCGTGGAAAGCAATGCGCTCGGAGCGGTGATACCGGAACCCCGGACGCTCTGAAACCAGCGGGGTCGTATCCCTGATTCGCTCTCGCGTCTCCTCAAACTCCATCCCCGGCTCACCGGCAGTTGAGATAGTTGCGAGCTGCCCGCCGCGCTTGAGCAACTTCCCTCCCCAAGTTCGGTAGAGGCGCATGTCCTTGTGGCGGTGGAGCTCGTCCAGAAAGGCATCGGTGGGGATGATCCCATCCCCATGGCGGTCATCGGCGGCGAAGACCTGGATGCGGCCCGCCGTCTCCTTGTTGACGATGCGTCGGTAGCCGTCGAAACAGCGCATAAAGGACCGAAGGCGCGGATTGCGGCGGATAAACCCCTCTGCCTGTCTGTACCCGATCTCCGCTTGGTCCCGAGTGGAGGCAGCCCAGGGAATGGTGGCGAAGGGACGAAACTCGAGCAGGTAAACAGCGAGGCCAGCCAGCGAGGTGGTCTTCGTGTTGCCTTCAGGGACAAGCAACCAGCATTCAGGAATCCCCTTGAAATAGTCATCAACAAAGGCGGCGAAGAAGTCCTCCACCAGCCATGATCCCCCAGTATCAAGCTCGAGCTCTCTGGCCCAGTCTCGAAAATGCTGGACGGTGAAAGGCTCTCCTGTTGCTTTTTTAGCCAATGTTCGGGACTCCTGGCTGATTTTCTCGCCTTTTTC